AGAAAACTCCATTCTAGTAGTCGAAACTACAAAGAATGGTAAGGTGGTTTAATGTCACCTCCTTGCTCCGTACTCGATACATATCACACACACCAGTATCTCTACTGATGGTGAGATATAAACTTTCCATCACAGCAAGAATTGAAAAACCAAACCTAGTTTAGTGGTAAAAGAAAATCCTAGTCACAAAGGACTAAGATAACAAAACCCACCTCCCTAGGAAATGGTCCTTTATAACAAGAATAAAGACAATAAAATAAAAACAAAATTTAAGCATTTAAACGGGGTATACCAACCCAGAATAGACATTGGAAATCATCAGCCATTGCTCGCGAAACAAGCCGATCTCTATTGTCATTAGTGACAATAGAAATACGGGCACGAGGCGTAAAGAAATTGGCTGTAGAAGACGATAGATGGGCATATTGGATGGGGGTCATACGGTACACGTTCTGATAAGGAACCTGTACACTCAAACCGCCAGAACCAAAAGTGTTATATGCCGGGGGTAAGGTCTGTGTCCGTAAACTACCAATAGTATATTCCGTGCTATAATATGCTTGTGCAGAAGATACTGCGTACGCTAACCCGTCCACACCATCCCCATCAATACGGTATATATATGGGCCTACGTTCTCAGTACCTGATACTGCGGGGGTCACTCGAACCCTAGCACCACCCCTATAAAAGGCAAATGGTGCCATTATAAGGGCTAGAAGAGGGTCATAGATTTGACGTGGTGGTGTGTAAATACCACCATTGTAACGCCCACAACCCACTCCCCACGGTATCAACTGTACCGAATTATGGCCAGGATCGGTGTATTCGAAGGAGATGTTAGTATAACGCTTAATTAACTGCAACAAGGACATGGCGCATTCAGACATTGAGTCTTGGCAAAATTCCAGGTTTAATGGTGCTACGGGAGCATCACCTGGTGCCTCACATACAATATCCTCAGAGATCTTGGTGATTTCTCCTCCTTGCTGAGTTACTGGCACTACGTCTGGACTTATGGGCTTTTGATATTGTAACGAATCAGCGCCACGGACGTAGATCAAAATTTCTATGCTACTAGCACAAGTTTCAGGAGAACGTAGGGGGTTCACTACATGTATGTAGAATCCACCGCTTGGTATGGTTACATTTATGTAATCCAAAGGCAAGAGATATGGACACCTAAAACACGCATGATCCCCCTCTTGCAAATCTAAAACTGTACGGTAGGCATAGGAAGTATCGGTGAAAGAAATAGTGTTGTCGTGCGGACCAGGCATGAAAGTACAGGCTATAGAACCTGTATGAAAGCCTGTCTTAACAAACTTCAACATTATCTCAAACCCACCTCGGTATAAACCAAATAGGCGAGCCAGGTATGCCACTGGTGTGTAGTAGACACTATTTGTACCAGAACTTACATTGAAAAGTGTGGGGTATAAGTCTATCCGAGCGACTTGTAGACCTAAGGTATCTGCTTCGTTGAGATTGATGGATGTATAGTAAGACCATTGTCTCTTGATAAATTCAATGGACATTTGGTCTTGCGCACCGTCAGATACATCATCCAACAACTTCAATTTAGCATCATACAATAGGGACAATGGTACAGAATTATCTATACCATCAGAACTTGTCGTATACCAATGATAGTTAGCACTCATCATACAAGGTTTATCCGAAATCATTGGCTTAGCTAGTCCAAAAGAATAGGCCGCACCCTTTGCAGCATTAAGGAACCAAGAAACTGGTCCAGCCCATGGTGTTAACAAAGGTATTTTGGCAATGGAGCCGGCAAAGTTAGCAGCCGCACCCAAGACATAAGAAATGGGGCGCTCTTCATGTTCTGCTGGCATAATACGTTTAGCACGACCTTTACCAACTTGAGATTGTTGGACTGGTAAATAGGTTTGGCCAAACAACTCAACGTCGTGCATTGAGTACCATATAGTATAGTCCACTGTTGAGTCCCCACTGGCTCCAACAGCCAATCCAGACATTACAGCCACATATATATCACCCCAATCAAAAACATTACCAGAACTGGTCAGTTCAATAAACCGGCCAGGAGCAACGTAAGGTATAGATAAAGATACTGAGACATCCCCTGTACCTATATCAACACCAGGTAATTGGGATAAAGGTATACGATGGCCATTATGCATGTTGGCTTTAATTGAGTTAATCGAGGCACATGGATAATAACACAACCTTAAACGCCCTTGGTGGAATGGCGTAGCATTAAGAATCAGATCCACACGTAAGGAAGCTCTCAATCCATAAAAGCCACGCAACTTATTCATCCACATGGTGTTAGCGTATACGCCCAACCAACTTCTCTGATTGAATATCAATGAGCCTGCCGTAGTACCTGTCGACCACGCACCAGATGCAACTGGTACTGGTTTAGCAAGATATGCGATGACTGTTGATACATCATTGGGGAAGTAACTCGTGCTATATATACTAGGTAGTGTTAATGGCACATTAACTTTAGCATCGACGTTGGTTGCCACCATTTCCGTCGTGCCCTCACTAATAACGGCTGTAGCAGAATCTGACGTGAGGTTATCATTCTGCACCGATGTGTTATTATTACTAGCTGGCCAATTATTCTATGTGTAGCCGACCAAAACTACACATAATAGCCTACTCGACATCAGTAGATGCCTTGTCCGTTTGGTGTCTCTCCGGGGTGGACAATTGTGCTAACGACCCGCAATCACTGCCGGCAGGCCCGAGCAGGTCATGCAAACGTTTATGGGATATACCCACTTAAATACTACCTAATAATAACGAATCAAAAATACTAGGTAGGCGCCTTTTAATGACATGCGACAGGTCAGCCACCATTTTAAGACCGGGGGCAAGTCTATAAATGTGGGTAGTTTAGCGACCTACCCAGGTCGGAGCCAGGCTCAGTAGTTCAGCTCTTTGCCCATAAACTCATCCTGTAAGGCTGAGTATGGACGTAAGATAACAACATGTGAAGCTGAACTCTGTATGCAAGCATTTGCTATCCGTTTGCTCCACATGTTAAATACCGTTTTTGGGTGTGCTGATAACTCCATAAGCATATGTTCCACATTGTTCTGCCAAAATTCCCAACCCAAATCATAGTCTTTTGACCATTGGATCGATTCAAGAATTGTGTCAAGGGACAATGCTGCCATCCACTTTCTCTTGTCACGGTAATGAGTTCTTACAAAAGACCTCTTGAGGAAAGTGCATTCACACAGTTTTCTGTTGTGGGTTGTCGTTGTCTTACTCTCATCAGTATAAACCATACCTATAGCAGCATACGCGGTGGTGAAAAAGGACTGATCAATAAAATGGAAGTCACTCTCAGTCTGGACTGAAATTAGACTGTCGTCGCCATATCGCGTGATCTTGACATGAGGACGCATTTCCTTCAAAACTTCCATTCCATGGACGTACCCATCAATTTGAAAGGGACACTCCAAAAGAATAACATAGCGATCCAAAATGCATCCAACTACGGAATTGAGAATCGTTGTTAGTGGATTACCAGATGTGTTACCACCCATCCAACTATAAATCAAACCATTGACAATGTGCCGGCTTTGAGCTATCTCATCGATTAGCGCATTTCGTATTCTATGTGATTCAGAACCTTCATCCTGGTAAAAATATAACATTACGTCTTTCATCATCCATATGTCGTTTGGTGCAAGACTCTTATCATACCCAGAGAAATCTCCAGCTATCACCCTATAATTGTCATTGTTATTACCGTGCCGTTTGGCAATGTAATTCCAATCCTCACTATAGGGATTAACACCACACGCCACTCCATTGTTAACGCGACTACGCATTACAAAAGCTGAAAACATAAGCGTATATTTACGGACTAAGATCGCGAAACACATGTCACATGATGAAATCAACCGAGTTTTACCAGTTTCACTTTTAACTATGGGACGTAATTCATCCTTGAGAAAATGGTTGTTTAACACATATGGTCGTAAGCCTTTCTTAATGGTGTTCTCCATATCGTCACACCGTTTCCTAACCAAGGCGTAATACTCCCCCTCAAAGGTGTATTCTTCAGTTCCAAAAGCACTTTTCTTCCCATTTGCGGGTAATAATAAGCGCATGGGCCAACCGGGACTAGATTTACGATTGATCCCATCAAGAAATTCTTCGCCAGGTATACCCATGACAGCCTCCTCAAATGATAGTGAACGGCGAAATTCCTTTGTGATTGAATAACCAGTGTTAAATAGTTCATAACAGTAGTCATCCAAAGCACACCTTAACAAGTCCAGTCTTGGTCGACAATTGGATAAACCATATCCAAACATGGCATTGGCCATGGGGTCAATATTACCTACCTTGTGCAACATAGCTGGTTTCTTCTGTGGTGGGTAATCCTCAATGAGTCCATTAATGGGCGATGCTACAATCTGAGTTTTGCTAGCTTGTGGAATTGGTTTAGCTTTTGCTTCATACACAATACCATGCTCATGAACTACAATACCGCTTTGTATTAGGGGTTTCTCAGCCACTGTAGCTGCATCTTCAGCAATATCTTTTAAAATATCCTTATACATGCAACACACAGTAATGGCGGCCTCAATCCCTTGTCTATCAACCACCACGCCAATGCCCTTTGTGTGGCCAATACCACCTACATGAATGGATGTTATCTTAGCCTCACTTGATTTATCAAAGATTACAAAGGGAGATCCACAATCACCATCTCTCGTTGGAATTTCATATTCTAGTCCTTGTTCGCAGCTCCAAGATCCATCCTTATAGGATATATTCTTGACAGTCCGATAGGTGCTAGAATGATAAACAGGTGAATAGTCACGGTTAACTAAACCCATAACACCACGATGTTGTGTTGGTAAACGCTGATCTTTAGACCTAAACAATTTGGTAATCACTCGGCCCGTGATGCCAGGTATACAACACACTCCAACATCGTCCTCTTCATTATCATTACATTTAAAAATATGCATAGTACGACCCCCCTTCCCATCATCTTCTGTCAACAGATCTGCCAACGTGCGGGTAAAGGAATGGCGTTTAGGTTCACCTGTTGGGCTACGCACTGTGCAATTGGTAAACGTAATCTTAAGATCTGGGCGAGGTTCCTTCCCTTCATCAGGATCACCATTAACATAATCAGCCCATTTTGAAATATAATGTTCTGGCATTAATACAATGTTATTCTGTAGAGCCAGAACACAACCTTGGTACATGGTATTCTCATCCAGTTGGATTTCAAAGCGCCAAACATTACGCGTCACTAGCTTTGTGATTATGTTGTACGCATTAGGATCGTCCCCAGCCTGTTGCTTCACACGCAAAACATTTTGTTTGGGCTTCTTACCTTTGCTCTTACCATGCAACACGTATTCACCATGCTGGTAACTAGGTTGTGGTTTACCTGTTAACCAATCAAACAGTTTGTACACGGCAACAAATGGTGCTAGGTATAGTAGAGCTTTGGCGGCCTTTCGCGCCCAACGCAAAAGAGTACCTAACCATGTCTCTTCTGGAATCTTCATATTAGCACTAATATAGTTGTGTTCTGTACTATGCAAGAAAACATCTATGAAGTCTTCAATGGTGTTAGCATTCCTAAGACACGTTCGTTCACCATCAATGTGGGAGACGCCACGATGGACTCTATGCCAATAGATGGCATCTAAGAAAAACTGGTAGCTAACTACATCATACCCTATTTTGCATGTGTCTTTAGAGCCACACCATTTATCCCACCATCTGCGCAAAAAGGTTTCATAAGCCATAGCACCAGAGTGCACGCTAGGATTACAAACTGGGCAAACATTACATTTCAACAACTCTGAAGCTTGCTTGGTCACGCCAGCACGGGCCTGCAAACCACGTTGGGTAGCTAATTCTAGCTTGGTAAGTAAAGCCTCATGTTGTTGGCCTTTACGGCTCATTTCATGAACGCACCTTTCCTTAAGTTCATAAATACTTATACTCTCACTACTATATTCACCATTACTTAAGTCAGTAACCTTGTAGAACTCAAAGTAGGAAAAATCATCAGCTACGCCCATGGTATTAATCTTATCCCAATCTGGCTGACGATCCCAAGGACCACAATCTTTTGTTGCAGGCGTTGAGAACTCAGCACGCACAGCCGCTAACCACCCGAATCTTAATCGGCGATGTACAGCTGATTTATCTACTACTGATTCAATATCCCGAAAATGCCTACGATTTGTTGTCGCCCAGATGTTCTTCGAGCGAAAGTAAACACGTCCTTTTGAGGCAAGATCAGCCATATTAAGGTTCATTGGGTTGACATTGACCCATTGGATTAATTCAGCAAAAATACTAGGTCCGCCAGCTACATCCTTTAAATAACCAAACTCATCAACAACTAAATTATGTTGACCATTATATTGACTATAATACTGATCAGAAGGATTATATAAATGTAGGTACTCACCAGGATTTTGCTTACAATGATCCAATTTAACATCATCCACTGTTTGGATAGTCAACTCACGAATCAAGCAGTTCGCCAATGTTGTCTTACCAATATCAGATTTGCCCATCAAAAGTAATAAGAAGGGTTCTTGTCTTATACCATTTACTGTTATCATACGTGAATTAACTTGGCAAGTTAGATCATTCAATTCCTTAAGATGACCGGCCAAAATATTCATAGGATGGGTATTATTAGGCATACCTACCAGATTACGACGCAAATTCTCACCTTCAGAACGAAGTTGCATGAGTTCAGCAGCAAAGGTGCTGTCGCGTATAGGATCTGCTATGTAGTCCATCTTCTTATGATAAACCTTCTCACCATAGACGGACACTTCCCAAAAAGGATCACTTTTAACCGACACTTTAGACAAATTGGTTAGGTTACAAAACCAATCCAAGAATTGTTGAAGTATGCTCAAAACTAGATCTACTGTAACTGTACAACCCTTACTTATCCGTTCCATGCCACCCAGCTTATCCATGAATTCAACGACTATACCGCTTGCTGTAGAAGAACGCATAGACGTACACATTGTTGTCAACAAGCCTGCCAGGCCCATCTTAACAATAACTCCAGTGACGTCGACGCCCCCTTGTGGTGTCACATCACTCTCACTCATAAAATAAGAGGTGACATAATCCTTAAATTCATTTAGCCATGAATTCAGAGGCGTAGAGAAAACGTAAACTGATGCTAAAGAAACTAGAATGTTGAAGGCAGTCTCATAGTGACCCCCAACGTAAACGGCACAACAACCAACATAAGTAAGGATGACAACAGCTATCAGGACCTTATTATCAGTTAGAAACTTAAACACATCCATCTTGGAAAAGGGATTTACAACAGAATGATTAACCTGAATAGGGCCATCTGCTACCTTATCCATGACACCTTTAAGAGAAGCTGCTAATTCATGGGCAGTACCACCAGAAACAGCTTTACTTAAGTCATCCACACTCACTTTGACATCAACGGGTATGCCACCTAACCGTTCACCTGATACAACACCACCTTGTGGCGTTGGCTCGGCATTTGGGTGAATCATCCACCGGTCATACAAAGCTTCCATAATATAATCAAATAAGCGCTTCTCTGTCCAACCTGAAATCTCACTCTCAAAATCTCTATATCGAAAGTTGAAGATGGGACTATCGGCCACAATAACACGGTGGGGGAAAAGGGACATAATTCCCGTGATTGCTGCTTGGTCAAAATTCCGTAATTGTAAAATACGCCTACACACCAATTCAGCTTTACATAACTTAATGTACTCAAAATCATAATAGTTATAGTCAGGGGTAAATTCAGCCCCTTGTTGTACAACGTCGGAGTCAGCAATTTTACCAAAACCGTTTACCACAAAAGCATCAGTTTTGGACTCCCCACTCGAACGTGGTTTGGGGAGCTTACCAGACTTTTTAAGTTGATTGCGTTTTTGCTTCCAAAATGGGAGCTTATTAGCACTGGAATATTTCATATGTTTGGGGGGCATGATGATACAGATAGGCAGATAATAATATAAGTAATAGTCATTTAACAATAGAAGAGGAGGTGGGATTGCCACAGATTTAACGTGCTACCGCCTGCTCCCCACACAGCTACACGTATGGAATTTAACCTGCTACCATAATTACAGGGCTATTTGGAGATCACGCAGATAGCACTCTACGAGTTTTTAGAGAGGGTGATACGCACTCCAACCGCCAAGGTTATAAACATAAACAACTTAGATACTAAGACAGTGACCCAAGTTTCGGTTTGTCAACTTCACTCAGGAAAGAGTCTGCGACACAGCACGACCTGTTGGCCGACCAGGAAGTAGGATCCTGGACCTCAGTTTGTAATTGAATACAGACATCGCAATTCTTGAAGTATATCTTTTCACTAAGGATCTC